TGTTATGACCTCACAAGAGGTACAAAGATAACTTTGTTTGATATGTATTGGGATAAGATGAAAGGTGACTTAAAGTCGATTGATTATGGTAATGGATCTATCAAACCAAACCTTTGGGGCTATCAAGCACCTGCTGGTAAAAAGAAGAAGAGAAAATAATCGGCCACCAAAATCGACTTTAGCTTTCAAATATCGGGGGAAAAAAACTCCGGTATTTTTTTGAGCCACAGGATTTTGTAACAAAAATATAAGGTACTTGACTAAATAAAGTAACTGTGTTAGTATTAACACAATCGTTCATCCTGATACATTCAGGACGCAAGTAAGCCGACTCGGAACGGAACGTTCATCCTTATGGAATTACTTCTCGCTAGTCTTTTATCATGTGAATATGCCACTGGTCTTGTTAACGCAATACACCGGCAGCATACTGAAACCCCAAAATCTGAACTTATTCAGATTGTGGCAGAGAGTACTGAGAAGGGATGCTTTGAGGACGCAAAAGCCGACTAAAGGAACGGAGTAAAATCCCTACTACTTTGGAGAAAGCCAATGGCAAAAGTCACTTACCGTGGTGTCTCTTATGACACCAATGACAAGAAAGCTTGTCAGAAAATCAAATCTGATCTTACTTACAGGGGGATCAGGCACTCAGAGGAAACACAGTATTGTGTAGTCTCTGCATAATAAAATCAAGGAGGGGTTGATCCCCTCCTTTTTTTATGTTATAATAAATAAAATGAAACTTTCTTATGGATAAGGATAAATTAAAACTAATTGTCCGTAATTTAGAATTATTAGTTGATTCTCTGAAAGCAGAGGTGTATTCTGATGTGGATGCTTATAAACATTCAAAAGCATATGAATCTCCACTGACTGATTATGATGAACTTTACGACGATGACGATGGGTATCCAGACTAATGAGATCTAAAAAACTATTAAAAAACTTAAAACAAGCACTTCAGCAAGATTACTTATATAATGACGAAGAGTTGAGTTTTATGAAAGAACAATTATCTATTTTAAAGGCAGAAGTGGAAAAAACTAAAAAAACAAAACCTGAAGGATTTGGTAAAAAATGACTGTAACACTTGTAAGTATTACTCCTGATGCAGAGCAGACAATGGCATATATTGCCAGAGTGTCAAATCCATCAAATCAGGATAATGAGAAGTATGCAGGACTTTTGAAGTATTGCATCAAACATAACCATTGGAGTGTATTTGAGCAATCTTCAATGACTTTGGAAATCGAGACTACTCGTGCTATTGCGGCACAAATACTGAGACACCGAAGTTTTACATTTCAAGAGTTTTCACAAAGATATGCCGCAAGCACTGCATTGGGTGATATTGACCTTCCTGAACTTCGTAAGCAAGATTTGAAAAATCGTCAAAATTCGACTGATGACCTAGATCCAGAAATGGTGGAAAAATTTAATAAACAGATGATTACACTGTTTAGTTCATCTAAGGCATTATACGAACAAATGCTTAAACAGGGTGTTGCTAAAGAATGTGCTAGAATGGTATTACCACTTTGTACTCCTACTAGAATCTATATGACAGGTTCTTGCCGTTCTTGGATACATTATATTAATTTAAGAAGTGCTCATGGAACACAGAAAGAGCATATGGATATAGCAGAGGCATGTAGAAAGGTATTTACTGAACAGTTCCCTTCTGTCTCAGAAGCCCTTGAGTGGGTCTAAATAAATTACATAACTTATATTGAAATGGCAACATATCCTGTGGTTCACAAAGAAACTGGTGAACAAAAAGAAGTTTCTATGAGTGTTCATGAATGGTCTAAATGGTGTGATGATAATCCAGATTGGACTAGGGATTGGTCTGATCCATCTACATGCCCAATGGCTGCCGAAGTAGGCGAGTGGAGAGATAAACTTATTAAATCCAAACCAGGATGGAATGAAGTTTTAGATAGAGCTTCTAAAGCACCTGGTTCTAAAGTAAAGAAGATTTAATTTTATGGCAAGAAGAAAAAGAGCTAATAGTGATCAACCTATTGGTGTTGGTTTAACGACCAAACAAATGAAGAGGAAAAAACCTCTTAATGGTGATTATCTTGTAAATATTGAACCTCTGAATGATAATCAGAAGAAATTATTTTCTTCTTATAAATCGGGTAAGCATATTATTGCCTATGGGTGTGCTGGAACTGGTAAAACATTCATATCATTATATAACGCAATGAAAGATGTTTTAAGTGATGATAATCCATATGAAAAGATTTATTTGGTTCGTTCATTAGTTGCCACAAGGGAGATTGGGTTCTTACCTGGTGACCATGAAGATAAGGCAGATATTTATCAAATTCCTTATAAGAATATGGTGAAGTATATGTTTCAGATGCCATCTGATGCAGATTTTGAGATGCTTTATGGAAACCTTAAATCACAAGATACTATTAAGTTTTGGAGTACCTCATTTTTAAGAGGAACTACATTAGATAATGCCATTGTTATTGTTGATGAGTTTCAGAATCTTAATTTTCATGAGTTAGATAGTATTATTACTAGAATTGGTGAGAATACCAGAATTATATTTTCTGGAGATGCAAGTCAATCAGATTTGGTTAAAACTAATGATCGTAATGGTATTGTAGATTTTATGAATATCTTGCGTAAAATGAATTCTTTTGATATAATAGAGTTTGGTATTGATGATATTGTCCGTTCAGGACTTGTTAAAGAATACCTTGTGGCAAAAACTCAAATGGGTTTGTAGTGTCTTATAATACAGTATATTATATCCCCTTTAATACTCATTTTTCTTCTGATAAGTCTTTTAATCCTATAATTAGACAGACTGAATTAGTAGATAAAAGTTATACATATACATCATGCCCTGTTTTTAATCATTATAATAACAGAACTTTTATAGTATCATCACCTATTGATTTGTCTTTTAGTGTTAAAAGAACGACTAATTCGACAAATAACGAATTATGTGTTAATATTGATGTTGATAATATAGAATATTATAAAAATATTCTTCATGCAACTTCCGATGATCTTAAATCACCACTTCCTGTTTTTCAATTAAAAATACCAAGATTTTTATTTTGGACTTATGAAAATGATATGTGGTTTAATTTTTTAGATCATCCAATGACTTCTTATAGTAATAATCTTATTGCTGTTAGTGGTTGGTTTAATTTATCAAATTACACAAGGGCATCAAGTTTTGCATTTACTATGGTAGATGAATCTAAACCAGTTATTATAAAAAAAGGAGATCCTCTTCATAGATTATCATTCATTTATCCAAATTTGAATGATGGAATTGTATTGAAAGAGGAAAAAGATCCTGAAAAAATTGCAGAAATAAAGGGATTTTATAAACAAAAAAGTAAATTGAGAAGAGTGGAATTGCGTTCATGGGAACGTACATTATTTTCTAAAACTAATTCAAAAAGCAAATGTCCTATTGGATTTCTATTTAAATGACTTTTAATCATGTTGATTTGAATCTTGAGCCTCTTAAAAGAGAGACGATAGATGGTGTTCGTTATTATTCTATTCCTGATGAAGATGAATTAGTTAAATTAGTTTCTATTACTTCAGTAACTAGTCACTTTAATAAGGAAATTTTTATTAATTGGAGAAAAAAGGTAGGTGATGTAGAGGCAGATCGTGTCACAAAAGCGGCAACAACCCGTGGAACTGATATGCATACTCTTACTGAGCATTATCTAAAAAATGATGAAGAACTTCCTACTGTTCCCCCTATTTCTGATTTTTTATTTAAGATTGCCAAACCAAAGTTAAACTTAATTGATAATATACATGCTTTGGAAGGTGCCCTATATAGTAAACAATTAGGTATTGCTGGAACTGTTGATTGTATTGCAGAATATGATGGGGAGTTGTCGATAATAGATTTTAAAACATCTAAAAAACCTAAACCAAGAAATTGGATCGAACATTATTTTGTTCAGGCAATGGCATATGGATGTATGCTATACGAAATGAAAGATATTTCGATAA